TATAGTGAGAAATGTCGCCCCTTCTGTCAAATGTGTATATCTACCTCACGCAGTCGATTCAGAAGTTTTCAAACCTTTACCAGAAGAGGAAATTCTAGAATATAAAGAAAAGGTGTTTGGAGATTTTCACGATTCTGAGAAAGTAGTGTTTTTGTGGAATAATAGAAATGCAAGACGCAAACAAAGTGGTAGTTTAATTTATTGGTTTAAAACATTTTTAGATAAAGTAGGTAGCGATAAAGCTTGTTTAATTATGCACACCGATGTAAAAGATCAACATGGGCAAGATCTTGAGGCAATTATAAAAGAATTGGGACTTACTAATGGAGAGGTGCTTTTTAGTCAACAAAAAGTTTTACCTGACCAATTAGCAAAAATGTACAATATTGCAGACTGCACTATCAACATTTCTGACGCAGAAGGATTTGGCTTGGCAACTTTAGAGTCTTTATCGTGCGGAACACCTATTATTGTTAATATGACAGGAGGACTTCAAGAACAAGTAACAGATGGGGAAGAGTGGTTTGGCATTGGGCTGGAACCTACTTCAAAGGCAGTTATTGGTTCTCAAACTATTCCATTTATTTATGAAGACAGATTGTCAGAAGAGGTAGTAGTTGACGCTTTATTAGAAATGTTTAACAAGACTAAAGAAGAGCGCAAAGTCCTTGGAGAAAAAGGAAGGCATCATGTTATAAAAAATTATAACTTTAAAGATTTTTGTAAAAAGTGGGACGAAGTTATGACTACGATTCACGAAGAAGAAGGATCTTGGGAAACACGACGACCTATGAAACAATGGACATTAGAGGAGATAGTATGAAAACTAAAGTTTTAGTTAGGGCACCCGCATTGACGAGGACGGGTTATGGAGAACACTCGCGATTTGTCTTACGTTCATTACGGGAAATAGAGGATAAACTGGACATATATCTCATACCTGTCAATTGGGGTCAATCCAATTGGATCTGGGAGGACAACGAAGAGAGAGAGTGGATCGATAAGCTTGTCAAAAAAACATCAGTATA